CTACAGCTGGCCCAAGGTGCTAAGTCTGAGTACGTTCAGCTTGAGGCGTCCAAGGATATACTGGACAGGGCTGGCTTCAAGGCTGTGGATAGGACGATGCATCTACATGCTGGTGAGATCTCGGTGAGTATCGACTTGACCTGAGAGTGCAGACAAAGTCTGTGCGATCTGTGCAGTTGTACCATGTCAGGGGGGTGGGGGGAAAAACCACGGCGAGTATACTGCAACAGGTCCCCCACAAGCATTATTGACTTCAAAGGCTCGCACTGCAATAATGCAGCATGACTGAGTTTATCAACTATTGGTTCTTGTGGTGTGTAGACGCTATCCTCTGGATGGAAGCGGTATCTGGCATATCTTATGAAGCTTGGAATCTAATACTGTTTGTGTTGCTTCAACCGCTTCTCATCATGGTTTTTTTCAGTCTATGGGTTCATGCAAGATTTGTGCGTTGATGCATAATTAGAATGCCGGTGATATTGCTGGCATGCGTGATTACCAAAAAGTCTTTCTAAAAGCTGCATTCAATTCAATGCTTCCTGAGTTTATGGATCAGGACCGGCTTACGGCAGATAACATATCGCCGGAGTTACTTGCTGTGCTTCGCAAGATTGGCGATCACTATTATAAAGATGAAGCAACCACACAGTCCCATATTGATCGATACCAGAAGCAAGGCAGCACAGGCAGGGTTCGTAAGCTGCGTGCTGGATCGATTGACTATGGGCTGGTCAATGATTTTTTTGGTACTGGTGGGTTCTTCAAGGATTTTGAAGATCAGGGCTTTGCCACAGATCTGAAAATGATGCTTGGCACGTTTTCAATAAAGCGTGAGGGCAACGGTTATCGTGTCACTGACAAGTATGACTTCTCAAGCAATCCCGCTTTTGTACGCGAGTACATCGATGAGATTGGTGATGTGATGCTGGACAATGGCAATAACGTCGATGTTGTGACCCAGTTCAAAGCTGCTATGCGTAAATCAAACAAAGAGCGTTCTAGGGGCATGAACCTAACAGGTCAGGCTTATCCGTTCCTGCGTATTCTTGGCAATCAGTTTGCGCCAGACACAATGTCTCCTGAGGACAGTGGGTCTATGTATGTGGATATCTTTGTACCTGATGAGGACAAGGTTGATGATCTCACCCCTTCTCCACGTCCTGTCTTCTTTGAGGATGATGAGATAACGCCTGTATTCCCTGCCTCTCCAATGGATAGTGAGCGCAAGGGTTTACTAGATAGCGCAATGGACGCTTTGTTCCCTGCTGCCAAAGCCGATGAGCCGCAAGGCATGACACTTCCTACTCCCAAGCCTGAAAAGCCAATGGATATGCGTAGGGGAAGGAACATGGCCCGTGGCACCTAAAACTCCGGCATGGACTCGTAAAGCAGGCAAGAACCCCAAGGGCGGGCTGAATGCCAAGGGACGTGCTTCTTATAAGGGTGGCAAACTCAAGGCTCCTGTTAAGTCAGGAGACAACCCGCGCCGTGCCAGCTTCCTTGCTCGTATGGGAGGCATGCCGGGGCCAGAACGTGATTCCAAAGGCAGACCCACTCGCTTGTTGCTTTCGCTTCGGGCATGGGGTGCCTCGTCCAAGGCTGATGCCAAGAAGAAGGCAGCTGCCATATCTGCACGCAACAAAGCCAAGAAAGGTAAAGCGTAATGTATCACAGTAAAAAATCAGCACCGAAAAGTGGCGGTCTTACAAAGAAACAGAAGACATTGCCAAAGACCCTTCAATCAAAAATCATGAAGTCAAAAAAGAAAAAGTAATGTGTGTAGGCGCTCCCTCTGCTTCGCAGGAACAAGAAACCCGTTATACGCAAGCTACTATCTACGGCTCTGCCCAAGGTATGAATGACCCTATGGTCAGACGTAACAATGCTGCTATTGCAAATATACAATCTCGTATAGATGCAAATGAAGAACGCATGGCAGCAATGAATCCTCTGATGCCGGGAAATGCAGCTGTCAGTGGTTTGTATGCTGCATCTAACTTCTTCAATGCCAGAATCATAGATGGGCTGCAAAGAGGCGGCACACCTGTAATGGATAGTAGCGGTAATGTTACTGGATCAAGAGATGCCAATAACAGACTGACTGGTCGTGATCTAGCTGTTGAAGCCACTGAAGCCAAAAGGCAGCAACAGCAACAACAAGATGATCAAGATGAGAGAAGCCGTGCAGAAGAACGTGCAGCTGCTCAACCACAACCTCCAGCTGCGTCAGCAACAGCGCCGCCAGTGCCGAACACAAATAGGCGCCCAATCATTTATGAAGATCAGGCAATGAGTGGTGCCAGTAGTCGCGGCCCCGGCAGACGGAGTTTATTAGGATGAGTAAAACCAAAAGCCGTGTGAATGAGGCTGGCAACTATACCAAGCCAACCATGCGTAAAAATTTGTTCAACCGTATAAAGGCTGGCGGCAAGGGCGGTGCTCCGGGTCAATGGTCGGCAAGAAAAGCGCAAATGCTGGCTTTGCAATATAAGAAGGCTGGGGGCGGCTATCGATGAAGCTGAGCGAAAGACAACAGAAGACTTTGTTAAAGCATGCAAAGCATCACTCATCAAAGCACATGAAACTCATGAGAAGCCTGATGTCCAAAGGACAATCATTCACTAAGGCGCATAAGGCTGCTCAAAAGAAAGTCGGCACCTAATGTCGCGCTCCAAGTCACAACGCTCATTAATGAACTGGACCAAGCAGAAATGGCGCACAAAGTCTGGCAAGCCATCAACGCAAGGCTCCAAAGCAACGGGTGAGCGTTACCTACCAGAAGCAGCAATCAAGAATATGTCTGCGTCTGAGTATGCAGCAAGCACACGCAAGAAGCGCAAGGACAGGGCTGCTGGCAAGCAGTTCTCAAAGCAGCCAAAGAATATTGCCAAGAAAACCGCGAGGTACAGATAATGAAAACTAAGCCTAAGGCCCCAACCAAAAAAACATTACTTAAACAAACCGGCTCTTCTAACACATATGAAAGCCGCAAGCCATCAAGAGACACTGGGCTTAATGCAGAAGAGACTGACTATTTAAATCGTATGATTAAAAAGTTTGGTGATCTTGACGAAGCTCTTGACGCTCTGAAAGCTAAATACGGTCATACTGGTCGTTTTTAAGATGAGTACATTCCTTCATACATTAAAGCCGGAAGAGCGCCGCATCCTGCGTAAGGTGGTCAAAAAAGTACATTTCAAATATCACCCGCGAGAGTTCTGCACTGACTTTGAAGCAGACAAGATGATTGCTGCCATTGGCCCAGAGACTGCTGCAAACCTTGTTCGTATCGGTAAGGACTACCGTATAGATGAAATTTAAGTACAAGCCTGATGGTGAAGTGCTGAAGTCATTCATGAAGAATGACACTTTCTTTCGGGGCATCCGCGGACCTGTAGGCTCCGGCAAATCTGTTGGGTGCTGTGTTGAAGTCTTCCGGCGTGCTTTGGAACAGAAGCCTAACGCAGAAGGCAAACGCAAAAGCAGATGGGCAATCATCAGGAACACCAACCCGCAGCTGCGTACCACTACAATCAAGACATGGCTTGACTGGTTCCCCGAAGATCAGTGGGGCAAGTTTACATGGTCTGTTCCCTACACCCACAACATCAAAGCTGGTGACATCGAACTGGAGGTTATCTTCCTTGCGCTCGACAGGCCGGAAGATGTGAAGAAGCTGTTGTCACTGGAACTGACCGGCATCTGGATTAATGAGGCCCGCGAAATTCCAAAGTCTATCATCGATGCTTGCACCATGCGTGTTGGCCGCTTTCCATCAATGCGTGAGGGCGGTCCCAGCTGGTCAGGTTTGATTGCAGATACAAATGCACCAGAGGAGGATCATTGGTGGCCTATCATGGCGGGCGAGGTTCCTGTTCCAGATCATATCCCAATGGAAGAAGCCAAGCTTCTTGTCAAACCAGACAATTGGGCATTCTTCTCACAACCCCCCGGCATGTCAGAAAAGCGAGACAGCGAGGGCGAACTCGACAGCTACGAGCCGAACAAGGAAGCAGAGAATGCACGGCACATGCTTCCCAGCTATTATCCAAATCTGATACAGGGCAAGTCTAAGTCATGGATCGATGTCTATGTGCTGAACAAGCTTGGCTCTATCCAAGAAGGCAAGCCGGTTTATAATATGTTTGTCAGCGATACACACATAGCTAATGAAGAAATACCTGTTGCTGATTCGCTGCCAGTTATTGTGGGCTTGGACTTTGGCCTGACCCCAGCTGCTGTATTCGGGCAAAAGGTGCGTGGGCGTTGGCTTATCCTGCAAGAAATCGTTGCCTTTGATATGGGCATTGTTCGCTTTAGTGAACTCTTGAGATCTGAGATTGCTACTCGTTATGGCAACTGTGAGATCAATATCTTTGGTGATCCATCAGGTGATTTCCGCGCACAGACAGATGAATCCACACCCTTCCAAATCTTGCGCGGGGCTGGGCTTGTTGCCCGCCCTGCCCCGTCAAATGATGTTGCGTTGCGCTTAGAGGCTGTATCTACACCGCTTAATCGAATGGTCGAGGGCCAACCTGGCTTTTTAATTGATCCCCGCTGTAAGGAACTCATCAAAGGTTTTGAAGGCGGCTACAGTTACAGGCGCATACAGATATCTGGTGAGCGATATGATGACCGTCCAGACAAAAACCGCTTCTCTCATATCCATGATGCACTTCAATATCTGATGCTTGGAGCCGGTGAAGGGCGCAGGGTTCTCAACCACAATGCCAATGCAAGAGCATTCCAAGGGCGCAAAGAGTATGATGTCTTTGCCCGTTCTGCAAAGAAACGCAGACAAGGCTTGTGGGCGCGTATGTAATTTGTGCGTTGTCCTGCATTACTGCAGCGTTGTAAGAGGAAATCATGTGCCTAGCCAGACCACAAATGCCACGACCTGACCCTGCTATCGAAGCAGAACGGCAGGAACGTATGCGTGCAGAAACAGAACAGAAGAAAGCAGACAGAGATAAGCGCGTCGATGATATGTCTGCCAAACGAAGAACAGGTACAGGCATGCGCTCATTGCTTACTGGATCTAGTGGCGGCATTGGCTTTTATAATCCTTATAGGGACTAGCAATGCACGGCACAGCCAAGAACTTTCTCCAGAAATATGACAAAGCCAAATCACACCGGCTGCTGTTCGAAAACCTATTTGATGAGTGTTACGAGTATGCGCTGCCACAGCGTGAAGGGTTTTCATATCTAACACCGGGTCAACGACGCGATGATCGTATTTTTGATGAGACTGCTGTAGTCGGGGTGCAGGAGTTTGCATCACGCTTGCAGAACGGTATCTGTCCAAACTTTGCACGTTGGGCTGACTTCATAGCTGGCAGTGAGGTTGCTGATGTAGACAGTGACCGTATTAATAATGAACTGGATGAAGTTACAGAATATGTATTCGAAGTTATCCAGAACTCAAACTTTGGACAGGAAGCACATGAAAGCTTCCTTGATCTTGCTGTGGGTACTGGCTGTCTCCTTGTTGAAGAAGGCGATGCCATCAACCCTGTTCGCTTCAATGCTGTCCCACTGCCGCAGCTTGTTCTTGAGAACGGGCCTGATGATCGTATTGATCATGTCTATCGTGAGCGCGAGTTACGTTGCGGTGATATACCTATTGCTTACCCAAAGGCTGACATTCCCAAGTCTATGAGTGAGCGCATCATGCGCCAGCCAGACAAGAAGATTAAGATCTTGGAAGTTGTCTGCCGCATGTATGACAAACCAAATGTCGAGCGTAACGGTTTCTATGTCATAGAAAAGGAAGCCGGTGAATTAATCTATGAGGAGATATTTGACGGTGCTGGCTCAAATCCTTTTGTTTGCTTCCGCTGGTCAAAAGCAGCGGGCGAAGTTTACGGACGAGGCCCGCTTGTCAATTCCCTCAGTGCGATCAAGACCACGAACCTCACAATCGAACTTGTGCTGGAAAATGCACAGATGGCGATCTCAGGCATCTACCAGATGGATGATGATGGAGTAATCAATACCGATTCCATCAATCTGGTGCCGGGTACAATCATCCCGAAATCACCAACAAGCAGTGGCTTGCAACCAATTCGTGCTGCCGGTTCCTTTGATGTGGCTAACCTGATTCTAAGTGACATGCGTAACAACATTAAGCGTGCGCTATATAATGACATGCTTGGTGATCCAAACAGAACACCGGCTACTGCTACTGAAGTGGCAGAGCGTATGGCTGATCTGTCTCGGCGTATTGGTTCTGCCTTTGGCAGATTACAGGCAGAGTTTATCCAGCCTGTATTACAGCGTGTTGTTTATATCCTGAAGAAGCAGGGCCGCATTGATATGCCGGTGATTAACGGGCGCGAAGTCAAAGTGCGCTCTGTATCTCCACTGGCACAGGCACAAGCCAATCAGGATATTGCATCTGTTGATCGATTCTTGGAAATGGTTGGCATGCGCTTTGGTCCAGAGATGGTGAATTTACTGGTGTCTTCAGAGGAGACGGCAACCTTCCTAGCTAAGAAATTTGGTGTACCAGACGGTCTGATTAGGGATGCAGCTGAGCGTGAGCAAATCATGCAAGCAATGCAGCAGATGCAACAGATGCAGGGAGCAGCAAGTGGCGGGACAGCGCCTCCGACTTGATGGGTTCGCACGCGGTGAAGATGCGGACAACAAGATCTCATTGAATACAGCTTCGTTATTCAGCACGCCGAATGGCAAGGAAGTGCTGCGATATTTGCGTTCGATAACCATTGAAGCAGTCACTGGTGCGAATGTGAGTGATGCCGAACTCAGGCATCTGGAAGGTCAACGATATCTTGTTGGCCTGATTGAGCGACGTATGAAACATGCACAAAGGATTAAGCAAGATGGATGAAGCAGATAATGTGGAAGCTGTAGAAGCAGCTGAAGCACCTGTTGACGGTAGCCAATCTGGAGCCGACGAGCGACCCGAATGGCTTCCTGAAAAATTCAAGACACCAGAAGATCTTGTATCTTCCTACTCTCATCTTGAGACAAAGCTTGGCAAAAGTGATGATGAGTTACGAGCATCCATAAAGGATGAGTTGCATCAGGAACAATGGCAGGACAGACCAGCTACTGTTGGTGACTATCAGCTGCCGGAAAACCTCAATGAAGAAGAGGCTGTAGATAATGATCTGCTAAATTGGTGGGCGCAGTTCTCTTACGATAATGGTTATGGGCAGGAAAAGTTTGAAGCTGGCATCCAGAAATACGCCGATGCTGTCAATGCCGGTATGCCTGACCTTGAGGAAGAACATAAAATACTTGGCGATAATGCAGATGCACGCATCGAAGCTGTACGCTTGTGGGCTGATCAGTTCTTTGATGAAGCAGAATATGAAGCTGTCGAGCGTCTAGGACAGTCAGCTGCTGGCATCGAAGCTCTTGAAAAAATCATGAGCAAGATCAATACACCATCTGTTCAAGGTGATGTCGTTGCTTCCAGCCAGCTGAATGAAGACGACTTGCGCGGCATGATGAATGACGAGCGTTACTGGAAACAAGGAAGCCGTGATCAGGGTTTCATCAAACAAGTGAATGACGGCTTTGCCAAGCTTTACCAGCAATAGCCGATACGGAAAGCTGATAGTAAAGCGTGCCACTGCGAAACATGCGGGTAAATTGCAGCACCTCCTCCGGCTGACAGATATCCGTGAATGTATGATTCAAGGCTCAACGCCGTGGCGCGCTTTACACCAACCTCTGACAATCAAAGATGCTGAAACCTTTACAGCACTTGTTGGCAAGACACCGATCTGTATGGGTGGTGTGGTGCCACTGGTATTTGAAGATGGGTGTTACATAGGATCTATATGGCTGCTTGGTTCTCCTGCTGTCGAGGAGCATGCCAAGGACTTTCACAGGATGGTAATCGACTTGATTGATTACTTCCAAGACCAGTATGACCTTCTGGAAAACGTAGTTCCTGTCGAGCATGTACAAAGCATGAAATGGCTGGCACGTCTTGGCTTTGCATTTGCTGAGGAAGAAACAATCATCAACGGCTTTGCTGTACGAAGATTTGTGCGTTGTGCGCCACAGTATTCAGTGTCATTCGAAGATAACGACGGCCCGCGTCTAACAGATGGCCCTTTAGGATAACCAGTAGAAGAGCGAAGCGGACAACCGATCACTGTTGAAACTCTTACTGCATTTATGCAGGGAAGGACTGTAAAATGGCGAATACGATTGATACCGCCTTCATTAAGCAGTTCGAGTCCGAGGTCATCATGGCGTATCAGCGCATGGGTTCTAAGCTAAAGAACACCATTCGTAATACGCAAGTGAGTGGAAACACTGTTCGTTTCCAGAAAATCGGTACTGGTACTGCTTCTACTAAAAGCCGGAATGGCTCTGTAACACCTATGGAGCTTGCACACACAACCGTCGAATCGACTATGGCTGACTTCTATGCAGCTGAATATGTCGATAAGCTGGACGAGTTGAAGACAAACATCGATGAGCGTCAGGCTGTAGCAACCTCATCAGCTGCTGCCCTTGGTCGCAAGACTGACGAAATCATCTACACAGCAATGGATGCTGGTGCAAACAGCACACAGATTCATGACACAAGTTCAGCTATTGAAAAGGCTGATCTGCTGAGTTTGTTTGAGACATTTGGTTCTGCCGATGTGCCAGAAGACGGTAGCCGCTTTCTTGCCATGCACCCGAAAGGGTTTGCTGATCTGTTCCTAATCAACGAATTCGCATCATCGGATTATGTTGGTGAGCAGAATCTGCCCTATGCTGGCGGCATGACAATGAAGCAGTTCCTTGGCTTCAATATCTTCTCAACCTCTGCAATTACTGCCGGTAAGAACATGGCGTATCACACCAATGCTGTTGGCATTGGCGTAAACTCCGATGTCTCTACGGAAGTCAATTACATACCAGAGAAGGTATCTCACCTAACCACCTCGATGATGTCGATGGGCGCAGTTGTTATCAATGACAACGGTGTCTACGAAGTCCTCGACAACAATACCTAAAGGAGGTTTGTAATGGCTTATGCAGCAGCAGGACTCCACAGGATTGGTGGAGCAAGTGGGGTGAATCTCTGGATTTACCAAACGACAGATGCAATAGCAGCTGTAAATAGTGCAAACTATTTCAACGATGCAGCCGCTATGCTGAATGTCCGTGATCTGATCATTGTTCAAGATACCAACACACCTACAACCAGTTTTGTAAGTGTGTTGTCGAACACTGGTACTGCGGTTGATGTGTCTGATGGCACAGCTGTCGCAGAAACAGATAGCGACTAATGGAGTTAGGAGGCGGGTGGCACTTTGTTCTCCCTACGCTCGCCTCCACCCAACTAGATGACATCTACGGTAGCTAATTCATCAGTTGATATTGCCGCACGCGCTCTCACGTTGATCGGTGCAAACCCGATCACATCGTTTGACGACACAAGCACAGAAGCAACAGTCGCAAACAATATGTATGAAGATGTGGCACAGTCAGCACTTTGTGCATCGCGTTGGCGCTTTGCCACCAACCAAGCTGTCCTCAACTTACTCACAGATGCGCCCACAGGGCGCTTTGATCGTGCTTATCAACTACCATCAGACTTGCTGATGCTGCACGCGCTTACGGTAAATGATCTTGTTGTCGAATATACTGTCTACGGCGATAAGGCATTTGCAGATCTGAGCGCAACAGATCAGGTGGTGGCTGATTACAGCTTCCGTGCAAACGAGCAGACATGGCCGTCCTACTTTACACTGGCTGTTGAATATCAGCTGGCTGGTATCTTTGCATCAAGCATTGCACGCGATGAAGCCTTGATGAAGATGATGGACGATAAAGCCAATCGTCTTATGGCCAAAGCACGCTCTCTTGATAGCCAGCAGCAAACAACACGCAAGCTTGTAACCAATCGGTTTAAGACTGAAAGGTTAAGCTAATGCCGCGTATCAGAGTTCCCCTGACTAGCTTCGATTACGGAGAGGTCAGTCCGACTTTGCGCTCTCGCACGGATGCAAAGATCTATACACATGCGGCACAGAAACTGCGTAACTTTTTTATCAGATCAGAAGGCGGCATAGAGCGGCGTGCAGGAACAAGGGTCTGGTATGAAAGCCCTCTTTCCTATTCTGGTTCGGCAACAGGTTTGCAGCTTCGTATCGAACCATTTGTATTTTCTGATGATGAGAAATACCTGATTGGTTTTAGCAATGCGCGTATCGATATCTGGCGCTTGCTGACTGATGGCACAGTCTCTCACATACAAACGATTACAACTGATACATCTGGTGCCTCACTACCCTTCAATCAGTCAAAGGTTGGTGAACTGAACTTTGCCCAAGCTGGTGATGTGATGTTTATCGTCCACACCACCTACATGATCAGGAAACTGGTACGCACAGGCCTGACCACTTTCCAGGTCGAAACATTTGCATTTGAGCAATCGACTGATGGCAACCGTGTGTTCCAACCCTATCACAGCTTCCAGAATGTAGGTGTCACGCTAAGTGCATCAGCTACAACAGGCTCTGGCGTTACGTTTACGGCAAGCGCAAGTTACTTTGAGGCTGGTCATGTTGGCACGACTTTACTCGTTAATGAGACCGATGTTGATATCACTGGATTCACAAGCGCCACAGTGGTTACAGGGACAATCAACGGCACCCTTCGTCAGCAGCTTACTATTGATGCTCTGGAAACAGTGGAAGGTAGTGACCGTGTTCTGGTCACTCATGTGGGCCATGGCCTTGCACCAAGTGCTTCGATCACTATTGATCGGGCTGCGGGGGTTGGCGGCATCAGCGCATCGAACATCAATGGTAGTAGAACGGTGGCTGGTGTTATCGATGAAAACACCTATGAAATAACAGCAGCTGCAAGCGCAACATCATCAGCTGTAGGGGGCGGCTCACCGCGCATCGCAACTGGCGCAGCCACAACACAGTGGGCAGAACAATCCTATTCTTCACTGCGCGGTTATCCGGCAGCAGTCACATTTCATGAGGGCCGACTGTGGTTTGCAGGAACGCAAGCACAGCCCAATCATCTATGGGCATCCAAGAGTGGCCGCTTCTTTAACTTTGATGTAGGTGAAGGGCAGGACAATGATTCAATCGATGTTACAGGAAATGTGGGAACGTTTGATCAGATACGTCACTTGGTTTCAAACCGTGATCTTCAGATCTTTGCCAGTGAATCTGAGTTTTACATACCGGCGTTTACGAGCACGCCTGTTACGCCTGCTACAGCGCAAGTAAGAAAACAAACTCCCTTTGGGGCTTCGTTTGTAACTCCGACACCTTTTGATGGTGCAACCCTGTTTGTACAGAAAGCTGGTAACGCAGTCCGCGAATACATTTTCAGTGATACAGAAGGTGCGTATGTATCAACTGATATCTCCGTTCTTTCATCGCATCTGATCAATTCACCATTGCAGCAAGCAGCAACCAAGGGCGCACTTGGCAAGCCTGATAACTATGCTTTCTATGTAAACAATGATGGCAACATTGCTGTGTTTTATTCCATGAGAGGTGATAAACGCCAAGGCTGGTCACTGTGGGAGACAAGCGGCAGCTTCCATTCCATAGCATCTGTAGGTGATCGCTTATTTACTATTGCAGTTCGTAACAATGGGTCAGGCACAAACAAGTTCTATCTTGAAGAATTTCAAGCAGATCAGCCTATGGATTATTGTAATTCATACTCAGGCAGCAACGGTGTGTTTAGCGTCAGTTCTGCATTCTCCAATGGCGCTGTAGTCAAGGTTGTAAGCGGCACCGATTACTTGGGCGAGTTTACTGTTGCTAGCGGTAATGTTGATGTATCTGCTGTTGATGCCACTGCTTCCACAGCTTTTATCGGTTTTGCCTTTACACCTCAGATGCAGACCTTGCCTGTTGATGGAACGCTGTCAAACGGGCCGTTGACAGGTAAGCAACGGCGCATTGCATCAGTCATCCTAGATCTTGAAGAAACATTGTCTGTGTCTGTGGATGGCACTGATCTGATTATCCGTCAGGTTAGAGATGATTTCTCAACGGCACGCACAGCCATTTCTGGCAAGCGCGAGTTCTTTGTCTTGGGCTTTGATCGTGATCCCACTGTCACTGTATCTCAGTCTGCACCGATGGCGCTCCAGCTGAATGGCATGGTTATGGAGTTGGCATTCTGATGAAAGCATTGATTGCTCTACAGGTTTTGACAGCAATTACCGGCATGAGTGCTGCCCGTGCAGAGGCACGCAGCGCACAGGCACAGGCAAAAAGCCAAGCACAGAACGCCAAGCTGCAAGGCATGGAAGCGCACAACAAACGCATGCGTGATCTGGATGTATTGATATCTACAAACAATGCCATGTCAGCCTATCTGGGGCGCGATGACAGAAGCATCGATGCTATCAACAGGCGCATTCGGCGTGATGCTGGCACTGATGCTGCGCGTATAGCCCAGAACACGCTACAGAACGTGCAGACATCGCTTCTTCAAGGAGAGGTTGCACGGGCAAGGGGCGAAAACAGGGCGCGTTCTATCCTGCTTGATAGCCTGTCTAGTGGCTATTCAAATTATCTAAGAATGAAAACCACAATACCGGGTGGTGACTGATGGCTGGTGTAATCAAATCAAAAGGCAATCAGGTATTCACGGCGCAAGTCAGGTCAATCAATACTGACACGGGTTCTGGCTATGTGACTGAAGCGTTGCAGCGTGCCAATGCGCGTATCTCTGATTCAATTTATCGTCAGGCTGTTGATCAACAAAAACGTGCAGGACAAGAGTTTGCACGCAATCAGATCATTACATCTGTCAAAGACCCTGATGGCACTGAGCGGTTTGTAAACTCATTTGGCGATCTCTCTCAGGTTGCGCGTGATACTGCACGTCCACTGATAGAGCGCAAATACGCAGCTGCTTTTAATCGTGATGTAGAAGAGATGCTTATTGCCAAGCGTCAGGAATCAAAGAACAGCACTGATTTTGAAACACTTGCGTCTGTCGGGCTTCAAGGATTGCTTGATGCTGTCCCTCCAGAGTTTGAGTTTGCAGCCAAAGACACACTGGAAAACAGCGGTGCCTTGTCGCTTCTTCAGCATAAGCAATCAATGGTTCTTACTGAGCTGCGTCAGGAACGACAAGCAGCAATAGAAGCACAACAATCGCTTATTACTAAAGGCGTCACTTCAATTTCTACCCTTGTTGCAAATGGTGATCTGGCTGCTGCAAACGAAATTCGCAGGAACCTTTTAGATGATATTCAAGAAGGCGTTGATAATGGTCCATTAACCGATCAATTTCAAAATCGTGCGATTAAACAGATTGAACACTACTATTATGGCTCCCTCCTTGTGAAGGACGCGCAAGAAGCATTGTTTGTTGGTGATGAGCAAACCGTATTTGAGATGATCAATGCGTTAGAAGGCAATACATCTTTTACGATTGGTGATGAAGATACGTTTATTTCTGAATTGAAAGACACACAGGATATAACATTTGATGAAACAAGAAAGGTTATAGCATCTGATATCCGTCGAACGGTTAGCAACTTTTCTGGGTACCTAACAAATCTTGCTAAAAGGCAGTTTGCTGAAAATGTTGTAACCAATCTTGAAATTGGTAATTACCAATCTGATGACGCAAAATCCAAGACAGCATTCGGAGATTATTGGGCGGCTATTGGCGTTACCCAAGACAGACGTGGCTGGTTAAGCAAGCGTGCTGTTGCACTTGTACAAGATCAACAAGGCACACCCCATAAAGCAATCGTCAATGGCAACTTCTTACCACCTGTACTTGAAGGTCTGATGAATGGCATTGCATCTGGAAATGTCAAAGATCTTTCTCAAGAAGAATTAGAAGCTGCGGTAACTATTTATCAAACTGTTACACAAGGTGTTGGCAGAAGCGGTGATACCTATTCTGATAAAGGTCTTTCAGATGAGACTGTTACATTTTTTGATAATATTGATGAGTGGATTAATACTTTTGGCATTGGTTCGATCTTGCAAGGCGGGGGCATTTATGCAGGAAAAACTGGTAAAGATCGTAATGATGCAATCGAAGGTGGTGTTTTAAACAAACTTGATGGCCGCAATGCAAATGGTGCGATTATTACTTATTTGCGAGAAGAAGGTTTTCTTGATGGCCTGCCCGGTGAAGCAGCTAAACGATTGCTTGTTATTGCAAGGCCAGCCTACGGGTTTCTGTCTAAAGACATTGCAGACAAGGTTGTCAAAAATGCAATTGATAGGATTTATACCGAAACATCTTTAATACGCATGCCTGAAATTATTGGTGTTCAAGGTCCTATTGAACGCTCTGAGTTTGCACCAGAAAGATTTTATGGTGACAACGTTGTTATGCATTCTTTCCTGCGCTTTGCTCATAAAAGGATCGAATCTGTAACAGGCAACAAAGGCACTCTTGGTGAAGACCTTTTTCTTTATCCATCAAATCAATCAACCAATCGGCGTGTTCGTTGGTTTGTAATTGATGCAAATGGTCAGAACCTTCCAAACAGTGAAGGCAGACCTTTGTTAATCGACACTATGAACGTAAACAAAAATCAAAACATGCGGAGTTCTTTTGATGCAGCATTAGAGAAAAAGCTGGCTGATGCTCAAAAGATTCGTGACTTTGAAATCAACGAACAAAATAAACCGCGCCGTGTATTTGGCGGCCTTTATCAAAGGCCCACATCGGAAACAAATTAATCATGTCAGAAATTGATTCCGCATATGTCCTGCCAACAAATGAAGATCTGACAGAAGGCCGTGTTGGTGATCCAACAACTTGGGAAGCTTTCAAAGCAACATGGGGATATCAATGGTCGCCGATCATTGATCGTCTCAATGAATACGGCAAGTTTGGTGAACTACCTTATGATCCTGAGTTTGATCCATTTACTGAAGAAAACTACAGCGGTTATGAAGAGTATTTAAATGAGTTGGCGCGTGCCAGAAACGCTGAACATTTAGGCGTTATCAAAGCTGATATCGATAGAAGACTTACAAACAAACAAACACTTGGTGATGCTGGCTTCTGGAGTGCTGGAGTATGGATTGGTGCTTTTACTGATCCTTTGAATATTGCATTTGCCATTCCTATCTGGGGGCAGCTGGGCCTTATGGCACGCGGCGGTATGACTGTAGGTCAGGCTGCGAGTGCCAGCTTCAGAGGCAGCTTGGTTGCTGGTGCTGTTTCTGAGGGCATTAGAGCGCCCTTCGATAGAACCAATACGCTTACAGAAACTGGCCTTAACATGGCTACCATGACAGCTGCTGGCACGATCTTGGGATCGCTTCCATCAATGGTCACTGGTTATCGTAGATCTATTGCCAAACAGAATGAGGTTTATGAGCCTCGTCCTGTTATGAATGAGAGTGTTGATGGCTTTAAGATTACAAATAAACAAGCTGCTATGCCTGACCCACCAAAGGGCAGCCGTGTTGAGATTAGCATCCCTGCTAAAGAACTGGCACGCCTACGCAAGATTAGAGATGACATTGCAGCTGATGAGACACGCATAAATCGTCTTGTGCGCCCAGCTGAAAGCGATGCCAATCTTGTAGCGTTACGCATTGAGGCCAAGGCACAGGGCATCCAGCCAACGGTCTTGCAGATGCAGCTTAATAAAGAACTTGCTTCAGTTACCAAAGCACGCAAAGCAGCTGATAAAGAACTCAAAGCAGCTGAAGCTGTGGTTGCCAAGGAAACCAAAGCCAATGCTGCTTATGACGGTGAACAAAAAGCCTATAAGCGGAAGATGGCACAGCGCAAAGCTGTGTTTACCAAAGGCAAAGATATCTCTGTTGATGATGAGATTATCGCAGAGGAATTCAACAAGCGTGTCTGGGTTAGTGAAGAAGTCAGGGGTTCTTCACCATTTCGTGAGACAGATTTTAAGACACCATCTGAGTGGCGCGACTATTCTATTAATCGTGAGATTGTGCGGCGCAACAATCCTCGCAAACCGGGTGAGACACAGGCTGCATTTTATGATCGAACAGCCAAGGAAGCTTATAAGCGCATGACATCTGGCTATGGTGTGGCTGATACAGCCTACACTAAGTCTGTCTTTTATAAGTTCTTATCCACACCTGGCAAACGGATCATGTCGAATGGTACTGGCATGATGCAGCGTGATTATCATCTGCTTGCTGGTGTTGATCAGTACCGTATGGCTGGCATTGAGAGCAACAAAACGCAGCATCAGTCAGTTTCTCGTGCAGCTAAGACACATATAGCGCGTGGTATTGCACTGAACGCAGAGATGCAGAAGCTGTGGTCGCTTGATGTTCTGAATAGAGAGCAATCAACCAAGATACTTGGCTATAACACTGATGCGCTTGTTGCAAAGCGTATGAATGCCAAGTCCTACGAGGATTGGTTTGCCACTGTTGTCGAAGGCCGCTTGCAAAAGCAGGGCAAGATGTATGATGCTTCTCTTCATGGTGAGAATTACAACAAGGCTGTTGAGCGCCTTGATCAATTCTTCAAGGAATACCGGCAAGAACTTGTTGAGTTGAACATCATTGCTGATGGTGCAAAGTTTTTAGAACGTGCTGCTGATTACGACGACTTTATACAGCGCATCAGAACGGAAACCCAGAACCCGACAGCACGTCAGATCGAAGCTGTTAAAAAAGCTGAAGAGGCATCTCAGTATTACAAAGATCTGTACGAACTACGCTATAACGAGCGTTATGCATTTCCGATCTATTACGATAAGCGCAAGCTTCTTCAGGGCAACAATGCTCAGAAGCTGGAGCGTATCTTTGCAGACTGGATACGCAACCATCCCATCAAGAAAATGTACAATGATGAGACTAAACGCTTTGAGGCTGTAGCATCCAGTAGATCACCAGAAGCAATAGCCAAAGATTCAGTCGCAGCAATCTTGGAAGAAGGCACGCCAGAAACGCATCTTGATGTCATGGCTGGTCCGTCCAAAGGCAAGCACTTACGCCACAGGATGATTGATATTCCTGAGTATTTGATTGCTGATTTTATCATTAAAGAACCGCGCGTAATCCAATCTTATGTGAGCCGTGTTGGCAAGCGTATCGAGTTTCACAGAAACTTTGGTCAACGCAGCATCGATGACATTCTTGATGATCATGATGCAGACATGATTGCTTCCGGCTTTCCAGAAAAGAAGCGACAAAAACTAAGACAGGATTTTCTGTTCGATTACGAGCGTGTGATGGGTGAGCATGTCAAAAACCCTGACCGCATCGATGCACAGGCTGGCAAAGCTTTGCAGGAAATAGCTGGCATGGCGTATCTGGATGCAGCTGCTGTTGCTTCCATAACAGATGTTGGCAACATCATCATGGAACATGGTGTTCGCAAACTTTTCAATCCTCTACGCACTGACACTGATCGTATTCTCATGGCAAAAGCCAAGAAGGAGTTAATACATACAGGTGAAGCAACAGAGCTTGCACTAGCTGGTGTTCAACAGCGTCTTATCCAAGATAATATTGAAGGCATAAATCCTAATTTACAGGAGCGATGGTTCGCGCCTGTTACGCGCATGTATTACAACATTCCCGTTTTGGGTAACGGTCTTGGAGCAGTTACTTATTATTTTAAAAAAATAGATCATGTGTATCGCTCGTCAAAATACATGCAGACCATGATTGGAATGCAGGATGGCACAGCTACAAGAGCCGATGTTATTGATCTGAATCGTGCTGGCCTGACTGATGAAGATGCCAAGATTATTGCTAGCTACCCCTATGAGAAGGGCAACAGATACGTCTTTGCCAACTCTGATAACTGGCCGATGAAGACAGAGCGTGATCGTGAGATCTATCGCAAGTTCCAGACCGCACTGAATATCGGCATGGGAAATACAATCATCCATGCAAATGCGTTTGATAAGCCGCGGATTATGGATGGCGTTTTATATGCACAAAAACGTGGATGGATGGATGCGCTGCCGGGAGACTGGTCGCCTGATCCCCGTGCATCGACAGCAAACATCAAGATGGTTCGCATTGAATCACACATGATGACCCTGCCCTTTCAGTTTTTTAATTTTATCCTTGGCGCTACGAACAGAATTACTGCGGGTATGTTTGATCCTATGAAGCAGCATCGTCTTATTGGCGGTATGTCGTTGCTTGCACTTGGATATGGTGTGCTTAGTTTAAAGAATGATGACTGGTGGTTTGATGCAAGATCTAACGCCGAAGTTTTTCAAAGAGTTGTAGATCAGTCTGGCTTGTTCGGTGTTTATAACGAGCTTGCTTACATAGCGACACATACCGCTATTGGCATGGGTATGATGGAAGCAGACGAAACGCTGCTGCGTCCTAAATACAATCCAACAATGGGTGATGCTCTTACTGAGCCACTTGGTGCTGGTCCCGGTCTTTTGTTTGCATGGGGCAAGGCTGGCAAAGCGTGGCTTGAAGGCGACACAGATGAGGCTGCAAAGCAGTTTCGTTACAACTATCCCACAACCCCAGCAATCGCGTTGTACAGAGATTGGGTCCAGTAATGTGCGTGGAGTGCTGCATTAGTGCATGATATGAGGACAATATGACTATTAGCTTATCAGATAATGATCCGCGTATTTCTTACACCGTTAATTCTGGTGTAACGCAGACAACTTTCACGGTGCCGTTTGAGTTTTTTGACTTGGACGATCTGAAAGTCTACGTCGATGGCACGCTCAAAACCAAAACAACGCACTATACGCTTGCTTCTGGTGGCTCTGGTGCAACTGGATCGATCACTATGTCGGTCACAGGCGCAGCAGGAAACAGTACAGTAGTCATAACACGCAGTATTGCACTCCAAAGAACGACTGACTTCCAGACATCAGGCCCATTTGCTGTTGCTTCTCTGAATACTGAACTCGACAAGATCGTGGCGATTCAAGCAGATCTAAAAGATGACATTGATCGATCACTTAGACTGACTGACTTTGATACTGACATTGCTCTTAGCTTACCTGATGTTGATACACGCAAAGGCAAGACACTGGCATTCAATGCATCTACTGGTGCTGTTGAATCTGGCCCGTCTATATCAGATGTGCAGACTGTATCAGCAGCAGCAGCTGATATTGCTTCATTGGCTGATATTGAAGATGGCACAACAGCTACGGATGCTATTTCCGGTGTGGCTGCAATAGCATCTAATGTATCTACAGTTGCCGGTGTTGCCAGTAATGTAACAACTGTGGCTGGTCAAACGACCAACATGACGAACATAACGAACAATCTTAGTGCTGTTCAAAATGCTGCAACAAACGCCACTACAGCCACAACAAAAGCTAGTGAAGCTGCAACAAGCGCAACAAATGCGGCATCATCAGCAACTTCAGCAAACTCATCTGCCAGCACAGCAACGACAAAAGCCTCAGAAGCTTCAACATCAGCTACAAATGCGGCGAGTTCTGCGTCTACAGCATCTGGCCATAAAGATACTGCCACTACAAAGGCATCAGAAGCGGCATCATCGGCTACAGCAGCGGCATCAAGTGCCTCTACGGCTTCCACACAGGCATCTAATGCGTCTACAAGCGCATCGACATCATCGACCCAAGCTACAAATAGTGCCAACTCGGCAACAGCTAGTGCAAACTCTGCAACTGCGGCTGCAAATAGTGCTACTGCTGCTGGATCATCAGCTACGGCTGCTGCATCAAGCCAGACGGCAGCCGCTTCTAGTGCAGCTGCTGCGGCTACAGCTTTAGATAGCTTTGATGATCGCTATCTTGGTGTGAAGTCTAGCAATCCAACTCAGGACAATGACGGAAACTCGCTGGTTTCTGGCGCATTATATTTTAACGATAGCGCAAACGAAATGAGAGTTTACGACGGAGCCAACTGGATCGCCGCCACCAGTGCTGGCAATGTCAGCCTCATTCTGTATGAGTACACAGCCACATCCAACCAGACCACGTTCTCTGGCTCTGACGACAACAGCGCCACGCTTTCCTATACCGTAGACAATCTGCAAGTGGTGATGAACGGCGTTGTCCTCGATCCATCAGACTACACAGCAACCAGCGGCACATCTGTTGTGCTGGCTTCTGGCGCTGCTACAGGTGACCTGATCAACATCTATGCGTTCAAGTCATTCACGACTGCTGACATGGTTTCCAAAACTAATGGCGGTACGTTTGCTGGTGCGGTTACTGTGCCACAACTCAATGCTGACAACATCCGCATCGACGGCAACACCATCAGCAGCACTAACACGAATGGTGACATCACGCTCGACCCGAATGGGACGGGCGACACTACTGTAAGCGGCAGAGCGGTCATTACTGGCGCATCAACATCGACATACGACGCTACAGCCGTAGGC